CCACAAAGTTGAAAAGTCCAAAAGATGTTTCTACATTGGCAGTGGCAACACCTAGTTGTTTCAATGCGGCTGTGCCATCAGTGTATGTGAGGCGGACCACAAAATCATAATTGCTGAGTGCATTGCCACTGCCAGCGGCACCAAAGTCTCCAGTGAGATCAAATGCTACCTGTGTGCCTGGTGCATAATTTTGCACTCCAGAAAAGTTGAAATCTTCGTAGTCGTAGAAGGTGTCACCACTGAACTTGTAATAGACTCTAACACCTTTTAACAAGAAGTTAGGTGCCTTTGAAATGGTGCTGGTAATCTGATTCATGACCACACGCATCTTTCTTGTGGTAAATGGTGCACCACTGTTTAGTTTAGGACGCAGTTCAAAGAAGTCTATGTCATCATCATATCTTGGTTTTGTGTCAACTTCGCTTTCAGGCACAGTCCATGCTGATGTGATTTGGATAGCACCACCACCAGCAATACCAGTTAGTGAAGGATTTAGATCTGCCACATTCTGTGGGAATGCTATCTGACCCTTGAATGCAAAACCGCTGGGTCTGCCATCAGTGGCAAATGATCTCACATAGTATTCATACTGTCCAAATCCAAGATTGTTCAAGGTCCAAGGTATTTCACCACCAGCACCTGGTAGTGTGTCTAATCTAACTTCAGTCCAAGGTGAGAATCTATTGTATCTCCACCATACAATGCTGTAACTGTATAGGCCATCTTGTGGCTGTGTGAATACAATGTTGAAATTGTAGTTGCCTGTGCCAAGACTTATGGCCTTGGATGATTTCAATCCTAGAGTAGCAATGAATGGTGGAGGTGGTGGTGGTATAATTGGCACCACGTTCACAGGCGGCACTGGAGTGGTTGTATCTCCTCCGATAGGACCAGCAGTGCCACCACCAGGTGTTCCACCACCAACACCACCGCCTGTGGTGCCACTGGGATTGGTAGCAGGTGGATTTGTGATCACCGGTATTATCTTAGGTGGAAACACCGCATTGGTTGGCGGCACTAATCCCAATGGCAAAGGATTGAATGAACTAGGAAAATAAATTATTGATCCCTTGGGCACATAGGTTGGAATCACTATGTCCTCTTCACCAACTCTGGTATAAGGATAGATGTCATCTGGATTACGCACACAGCCAAGATCCACAGTCATATCATTGTTGATCTTCACTGAAACCACACGCCAAGGGTCTGTGCCAAAGTTTAGTATATTTGAATTGATGCGTATGCAGTCACCAGGCTCTAGTTCCAAAGCACGACTTGTGGCAGTGAACACACAGGATTCTTGACGTCGTTGTTTGTTGAATATCAGTCGAGCAAAGTCTTTGGCAATGGCATAGTTGGTGATACCACCCAGTGTGGTTTCATATTTGTTTTCTCTGTTACCATCTCTGCTGATGTAGACCTGACGTTCTGCTTCTGTTTCTGGATAGATCACTGTTTGGTTGGAGAACTTTTGATCTGGATCCACATAGGTCACTGCCACCACATTGTATTTTGATGAACGGTCAATGCCTGTGAATGTGACATCGCTGACAATGTCGTCTTTGGTCATGGTCTGCACTATGGTAGCAACACCTGACAGTATGTCTGTTTCATTGCCTGCATCTTCAATGCGTAGTTTGTATTTGCCCTGCACATATGGCATATATGCACGAAAGTTCTGTAACATGACCTTGACGTTGCTCATCAATGTGGTGTCTGTGTTTACCACCATGTTGAGTGTGAGTATGGGACCTTGAATATTTTGTGTGGCCAAATAGGTCACAGTTTGATTGCATTTTCTTGCGGCTGCTTTGAATGTGACATAGTCTATGTCTGCATTGACTAGGCCTTTGCCGTATCTGGGATTGCGTAGATAGTCTAGCAAACATTCTGCTGGGTTTGTGGAATAACGCACAGAATTCACATCATATTCTTGTGTTTCTGTGGTGTCTACTAATAGGCTGGCCACACGCTTGCCTAATATGCCTGCACTTAACACTGGGATATTGCCACCGAAAGGATTGGCATCTGCATCTGCCTGCGTTTTGATCTCACGCCATTCGAATCTAGCAAATATCACTGCCAAACCATTATAGACCATGTCACTGGTGAAACTTGGTGCTTCAGAAAATATATCACCTTTGACTGTGCTGCCTACTGTGCTGGATCTAGGATTGGCAAAGTTCACGCCTGGAAAGAAACGTAGTTGCACACGATCCTTGTAGCGATCTGCATTCACTGTTACCAACGAACCGCCATTAAGTGCACCTACTTGATCCACTGGCAATTGCCAATCATCAATGTAGACCTCACGCAGACCTTCTATGGTTCCTTCTGCCAGCAAATAAGCCACATAGAGATATTTGTTAGAAGTAGATCCTGTTTCAGCAAATGCCACTGCTGTGCCAACTTTTCTATAACCATACACCACTGGGATTTGACTTGTGCTGCCTTGTCTTTGGATCAGCACACCTTGTTCACGCTGTGCGGCCGCTTCATTGTTGCCCATGTCTGGTATGCTGGGCATGAACGGCTGTAGAACAAAGTCCATGACTGTGTTGACAACCTTTTCTCCTACCTTGGTGGCACCTAGTCCAGCACCGATGACAGCACCAACAGGGCCACCAATCAAGAAGCCAACTACACCGCCTACAAGACTACTGAAAAATCCCATTATGCAATTTCCTTGTTCATGATAGAGACTCTAACTGGAGAGAATCCCAGTTCATCATAGACATCATTGAGTCTATCTAGTTTGTTACCAATGTCAATGGCTCTGACCTGTGTGACTTTGAATTGGCTGCTCCAAGCAGTGAATTCATCTACTAGGTTTTGGTAGTTGTTGATATCAGCGAATTCAGGAATCAAATACAAAAACTGTATGGTAGCAGTGACCTGTGTCTCTACAGGATCTTGTGAAAGGAAACCACCAATCAAGCCCACAGGTCTTTGTCCATTGACTGCTATTCTAAAAAATAGATTGGGTCTGATGCAGTATTCACGCACAGTTTCTCTTGCACGATCTTGATCATACTTGTCTTCAGTGATGGCAGCGTCTTCACAGTAGTAGTTGAATAGATTCAACACCACATCAAGTTCTCTTGGCAGCATTTCTCTGATGATCATGCACGACCCCATTTGAATTCTGTTTGTCCAACCCAACCTGATTTTTCAAAGGCGTTGTCATACTGCACACCTTGGAACAACCAGTTGGACCAGTTGTTGGTCTTGCGTCCATTGGTTCTTTCAAAGTCAGCAAACAGGCTAGAACAATCCACACTTAATTGGCAGGTATTGGCAGTTTCTTGTATGGAGAAATTATAGATGGTGCCATCATACATCATAATGGGTGCTGCCACCAAGGCCAATGGGCTTGTGCCAGTGGCACCAAAACCACCAAAGGCCTTGTAGATCACAACCCTTGAACCTTCTACTTCATAGTTGATAAATTTGGTAACATAGTCATTTGAAATGCCTGATAGTGTGACTGTGAACTTGCCCACCTTGACTTCCATTTCTTCACTCATACCACCAAAGCCAATAAAGTTGCCTTGTGCTAGATATGTGTTGTTGCCTGAGTCTGGTGCAGTGGCAGAGTCAAATGTGACATCAAATCCACCATTGCACAAATACAATGTGTCACTGCCACCAGCAGTGGTCTTGAGATGCAGTTCTACACAATCAACTGATATGGTATGATCGCGATAGTATTCGTCTTTGTTGGCTGTTGATGCAAATGCTTTCATTAGAATGTTTCTCTCATTGACACACTCATGCTTGATATGCCACCATAGCCTATATCAAACTCTTGTTCAGGTGCTGACAGTATGGCAGTAAATGGCACAGCAGTGATTGTCAAGTTGGTTGATGAAGGCACAGCACTGACCAATGGTCCTGAAAAGAACAGAGTGGCTGTTCCGCCTGCTGAACTGGTCACTGGTGCCACACACATGTATACCTTGGTGTGATTTGCAAATTTAAAGAAGTCGCCTGCTGCCAAAACATTTTGTGTGTTACCACAGTTTGTCAGTGTCACAGAAGTAGATCCTATCACTGCTGTGGCTGATGTTCTGCAGGTGCTGGAAGTCTGTGTGGCCAAAGCACTGGTGCTGAGTTTAGGTAGCACAATCTCAAAACTAAACTGTGGTCCTAGTGCCTGTGCTAGATAACCTTTGACTGTGCCTGCTTGTAGTCTAGTAAGGTTGGGATACTTGATTTCCCAAGTGTAATAACTCACACCCATACCAATTCTTCTGACCTTGCCACTCATGGTGCCTGTGACCTGAGTGGGTGTTACTGTCTTGAAGTTGATTGATTCAAAACTGGGATCTGCTGGATATTGCGTTGCTAGATCAGCCATTATACCATGCTCCTTCTACCTTTTTCTAACATAGCGTCAGAGATAATTTGTTGTATGACACCTTTGCGTGATGCCAACAGTTGATCAAAACCTGTGGTGTCATTGGCCACGATGGTAAAGTTCACATTGGTCACACCGCCACCTTGTAGGTCACTGTTTCTAGTTATGCTACCAGTGGTAGAGGGGGTGAACAGTTCTGGTCCGCTTTCACCAACTATGTATGGCTTGCCACCCATTACTGGTCCACCTAGAGCACGACCACTATAACTTTGACTGCGGATCTGTGCCACCTGTGCAAGACCCATGGCCACTGCGGCTGCGGCTGCTATGAATGAGAATGGAGGTGGATAGGTGGCCAGTGCCTTGGTAGCAGCCATATAGGTGTTCATTATAGCATTGGCCATATTGAATGCTTTGGCTGCTTCAAATGCCTTCTTGTTCTGTGCTCCCAGGGCTCCAAATAATTGTCCTGCTTGCTCAATACCAAACTGTGTCTTTTCCATGGTGCTGAGCATTTCAAAACGAGCGGCTTCTGCTGCCATTTGTTTTTGTTGTTCATAGCCAAACTGTTTGCCAGTTTGTTCTTGTATTCTTAATAGAGCTTCACTTTCATACTGCTTCTTGGTGGCATCCATTATGGCTGCTTGTGCTTGAACGGCAGCATTGACCTTGGCATTCTGATAGGTCTGTTCTGAAATCAAATCCTGTGAGCGTAGATATTCAAGACCATTGAATAGTGTTTCATTGGCCTTTTGTGCTGCCAAGGTAGGATCCAATCCACCAATTTGACCAGCCACTGCTTTGCCTGCTTCAACACCTGTTAGGCTCTGTGTAGCGGCTTTGAGACTCTGTGTGATCTGTTCACGATCTCTTGCAGCCTGTGTTAATTGTAAACTAACTGCTAATTGATCTTTCATGTCCTGGGTAAGTGCAGAACCCAGTTCACGCTCCTTGGCACGGATGGCCACAGCAATTTCACGCTGTTTCAAATCAGCAATGCCTAGACCATAACGCTCATCTTCCAGTTTCAATAGTTCTTGTGTGATGTTGTTCTGTGCTCTTTTAGCCAGTGTTAGATTGAGACTCACAGTCAACTGGTCTTTCATGCCCTGTGTTAATGCCACACCTAGTTCACGTTCTTTAGCACGGATAGCCAGGGCAATTTCTCTTTCTTTTACATCGGCAATAGACAAGCCATAACGTTCATCTTCTAGTTTCAGCAGTTCTTGAGTGATGTTGGCTTGTGCTCTAGCGGCCTGTTCTGCTTGCACAGTCTTGCTAATGGTCTGTGCCATCTGTTCTGTGAATAGACTGCCCAGTCTCAATCTTTCTTTTTCTATGCGTAGGTGTTCTTCACGCAGAGCCACATCCTGGATGGTAGCACCATATATTTCTAATTGTGCTGAGGCTAGATCCTGTGTATAGCCAGCCAATGCTTCTGCCTGGATATTTTCTTTTATTCTAGTTGCTAAAATACCTTTGTTGGCATCATAGGTTTCTTTGGTAACACCAAGACGATATGATTCAAGTTGTTGTGTTACTTGACGAACACCTTGATCTCTAATAGCCGCTGTGGCTGTAGAACTTTCAAGTTCTAGTATCTTCTGTTTGGTTTTTAGACTTTCTTCAATGGTGATCTTTCTACGAACTTCAAGAGCCAACTCTTTTTCAAGTTGTGCAGGAATGGCTTCACCAGTCTTTTTGTATTTGTTGCGTTCTTCAGCCAGAGCCTTGTCAATTTCAAGTTGAATGCTACGGATGCCAGTGGCTCGTTGTGCGATGTCATTTTCGCCTTTCATCTTGCCAATAGTCTGTGTCAGTGTGGCATCAAGGTCCAAGGCCTGTTGATTGCGTTGATGTGTTATTACAAGGCCTTTCTTGGCTTCAGCGGCCTGGGCGGCTGTGCTCTTGACTGCCTTTTCTGTTTCTTTGCCAAACACGCCTGCTTCTTTGGCAGCATAGGCAATGGCACCACCTAAGGCGGCAGCACCAACTATGGCAGCACCACCTGTCAATACTGCCATTGCTGTGGCAGCAGGTATCAATGGTATCAACAATGCCGCAACGGCCACACCAATACCAGCCAATACACCAATGACTATCTCAGCATTGTTGGCCATAAGATCAAGAACTTTGACCAAGCCACTACCAATACCTGTGAAGTCACTGAGATTTTTAATGGCTGTGGTCACACTGGTGTTGAGATTTTCAAATGCCTGTGGTATGGTTCTTACTGTTTTGCCATAGTCATCTGTGATTGAATTGGTTTCTATCAGAGCCTTGGCAATGATCTCTGCTGACAGTTTACCATCACTGGCCATCTGACGCAGTTCAGTGGCAGTCTTGCCTGTTTGTTTTTCTAAGACCTTTAGGAGATAGCCATTGGTCTCTGCCATGGTGCGGAATTCATCACCATTCAGTGTGCCTTTCTGCATGGCCTGTGCAAACTGATACAAGGCCGCTGCCGCTGATGCACCTGAAGCACCACTTATCTGTAAGGTCTTGTTGAACTGCTGTGTGATATAGGCCAATGACTCATTGCTTGAGCCTGCCAATGTTGATGACTGTGCCAGTTTCTGGAATAGGTCAATAGTTCCACCAAGATTACTGCCAGTGGCCTTGGCAGTATTAGCCAAGAGTCCAAATGTCTTATTGGCATTCTCTATTGATCCTGTGGCAAAGATCAACTTGTTGGTCATTTCCTGTGCTGACGCTGTGATTCTTACAAACTGTTCAACTAGATTGCCGCCCACTGCGATAGAAGCCAAGGCACCCAAGGCTCGAGTGAGTCCACCCAGGGCCCTTTCTGCTTGACTGGTGTCAGCGGTAATTCTAATTTGTGCGTCAGCCATGCTATCTTCGTCCTTTTTGTTTGTCCATTGCCTTCTTGGTTTCGTCTGCTTCTATCTTATAAAAAGCGGCCCACCCTGCAAACTCCACCACTGTCATGTCTAATACTTCTTCAACTGTGCGGCCCAGATCCTTGGCAAGCCTATAGGCAAATAGGAGATCTGGATCCGCCCTTAGTTTTTTTCTGCATTATCCAAATCTAGGTCCTGCACATTATTCATTTCACCTACCACACGGATCAACACTTTGGGATCAACTTCATTTAAGAATACCATCTTGTCTGCGAAGGTAAACATCTTGGTGCCGTCTTGATTTCTAGCACGAAGGATCAGACTTTCAACCAAGGCTTCAACAGTTTTACCTGCTTGGCTTAGTTCAAGGATCTTGCCTTCGTCTCTGAGTGTGGTTGCTGATTTCCAAAATATCTCAGCATCTCCCCATTCAGGAACTTTGACTGATTTCATCTCACCTGAAATCTGATTACGGAAGTGTGCTGTGGCTTGGTCTATTACTTTGTTCATTTGTATTTTCCTTTTATTGTGGTTAGAGTTGGTCCTATGATTCCACGAGGTGCCTGTCGGCTCGCTCCAGCCTCTAGTTTATCAATATAGGGAACATTATTTTCAACTTTGAAGTTGTTCTTGCTGTTTGCTTCTGTCCATGCGTTCTTAGCACGACCACTACGCACTGGTGTCTTTGACTTGGCAGTGACATAGACGTCATCAGCAATCTGTTTGACCAGACGCTGTAATGAACGTTCTAAATCAACGCCAACACCTTGAACACCAGTGACTGTGATCTGCATATTATACAGCAGTGGTTGAGTAAGTTGTTGCACCAGTTCCTTGGAAACTGATACTGGCTTCTACCATACCGTCCATAGATGTATTCACTGTGTATCCAGTAACAATGACATTGCCTGTGAAAGCATAGTCACTGGTGCTGGAATAGTTTTCAGCGATGTATAATTTTACTGCAACACCTGAAGCACCAACCAATCCCGCTGTGGGATTAAAACTTGTTTCATAAGTGTCAAAGTCAGAGACGTCAAAGTAGATATCTGCAGAACCTGAGAACTGGCTCATACCAGCAACAAATGTTCTAACATCTACTCCCATCACTGTGGTTTCTACTGTGTCTGCAGTCATCTCTACTGAGAAGTTGCGAACTGCGGCAACTGA